AATGGATAATAATTGCTTTTTAATCTTCTCATTCCTGTCAAAGAATGGCAACATTTCCTTTACTATCTCATTTGCAGCATTAGTAAGCAATAGGGACTTCTCATACTCATCAAAGAATATTAAAGACCCATACTTAGCCTCAGAATGTCTATCAGAATATATATCAAATGCATTAGAAAATTCTCTATATGTCATTATTCATTGCGTTTATTAACCTCTATCTGAGCGTTTAAATCCCCAATATAGTCTGCTTTGCAAAGTTCCACGGCTCTTCCAAGAATCTCTTCGTGTAACTCCTGAGACAACATGCATTCAGTTTGTACTGCAATGCCACCAATTGTTAATCCAGTATCGGTAAGATCCTCTAGGATAATTGGAGTTGGTCTCTGCAGATACCTAACATAATAAATATACGCCTTAGTAATGTCAAAATTACTCTTCACTATTAACTCTACATCTAGATTACCAGTACTAATATCTCCACCCCTAATGAATCGCCATGTTTGACGAATTGGTGGATCTTTATATGCTTTACCAAGAATAGTTTGATATTGCTTATATTCAATTGGAATCACTGTAGTGTCGTATGCATATACAGATGGAGATCCAGTACCATTGAATGAGAATCTTTCATTTAGAATCATCATAACATCGTCGGTAATCTTCAACTGCAGTGCTTTAATGCCAAATGATTGCATACTCAAAGCCCCTCCACCAAGAGTTGCTCCAGTACCGGTACCAATAGCCTTAACGCCTATAATATTTGAAAAATCTACATCCCTCTTTGGTGATCCACCGAATCCCTCTTGATATTTATTGCCCTTAGGATTAAAATAATTCTTAACAATCTCTAGTTGTGCTTGAGTAAGATATAACGATTTCTCGTATTCTGTAACTCCATGTGCAAGGTTACTGTCTATATTATTAAACCTAACATCAAATTGCCTTGAAAATTCTGAAGTAGTCATTATTCTGCAACTTTAATTCTAGTTTCTATTTTAAGTCTGATAGGTTGGTTCACCGGAGCATCAAGGAAATTGGCTGCAGTAGAAAGAGTTGCCTCCCCGCCATCAGATAATGGTTTGCCTTCTGCAGTATAATATTGACTATCTAAGAATCTAACAGCTCCACATGCGACACCTTTACTAATAATCATCTTAGTTTTAAGTTGTTTGTCGCTAAGAACTAATAGAAATTCCTTAGTATTACCTTCTATAATATCGCCTATCCACCCTTGAATTGTAGCTAATTTAGTGGTCTTAGTTACCGCAGATCCCCTAACGGCCTTACATACATATTCAAGTACTTCTCTATCATCTTCGTATTTACCATATAGTTTATATGCCTCTTGTTTGCCAGTCAACTTACGATGCATTTCCTGCTCACGTTCACCATCTTTAACAGCATAAAACATATATGATACTTTATCATTAATCTGATCAAATGAAGGCGCAACAATATTATCATACGACAACATTACCTTAGCCTTAATATAATCCTCTGGAGAAGATAAATCAAAAAAGTTTTCACCCTTCTCTAACTTAACTTTAATGCCCTCCCAGTAGTTATTCTCTTTCTTATATACACTAAGCCCATCTTTGCCAAGGCCCATATAATCTTCAAGAAATGCTTTCTCGTCATTAGTTAATACATTCTTATAGTCTCCATTCCTTAAAATAGGAGATGAGAATACCCTAACTGCACCCTCAAGCATGCCACCATATAGGATATGTTTTGGATTTGTAATAAATCCTCTAGGTCTTGGATAAAACTTAATTATTAATGTCTTATTCTCCAAACAACTTGGAATAACTGCACTTTCCTCTAACTCACTCTTTGCCATGTGATTTTTATTAAGTAAAACAATAGGGAGCCCAGCTTAACTGAGCCCCCATGTTTATTATGCTAATTCTACAGGTATTAAACTTGCCGTACGTGACGGATCTAATACTAATGCACCAAGAGTACATTGTTTATGAATGACTGCCTTGTCTTCGTCAAAAGACATATTGTCATTATTAATAGCTCCAGTAAACGGGTTTCTAAAGCCCCACTGATAGCCACGAATTTCTTCCTGACCCTTAATCTTTGCAATCTGTATATTTGGCTCTTCCATGCTGCCGATGTAGAGAATATCGTAACGATAGGACTCTGCTGGCATAATTACTGAGCCGCGGAAATCAGATGCATAAATTTTATTACGTACTGGATCATCATAGAATGGGTCTACCTCAACAGATACTGTTACACCATTAGGAGCACGCCATTCAACAAACTGGAATCCAGCAGCTAAAGCATTCTGGTGTAACGGAGACTGGACCTTATCAATAGATGTCCCATTGGTAAAACGAGATCCAGTGGTTACTGATCCAAGCCATCCAGTAGCAATATCAGTAATCGCTTTGTGGAATTGGGCTGCACCACCTTCTCCAGTCCTAAGGACAAATCTACGTTCACCCATCCCTAATTTAGAATGAGATAAACTGTATAGCATATCCTCAATTAATTTAATGGAGAATTTGCCATAGAACTGAGTATTACATACTTCCATTTGTTCGCGAATCATTTTGTTATCGTAAAGGCTCTTTATCCCCTACTTCTGCAACTATGTGAATTGCTGCAGATCGGACTATATCTTCACCCTCCAATTACTCGGATAGGGTGCAATGCTCTCGTGGAGTGGCATTTGCCAGCAAGAGATTTCTTCTTGCAATTTTATTCTCTGAATAGTTTCTAATATTAATATTATTTCTCTGTAAAATTCTTCTTACAGTTCCTTTTCTAATATCATATTTATTAGCTATGTCCATTGTTCCAATATTATTAATATAATCTTCAACTACTCCAAGTTCAATTAATTCAGATACTTTCTGTAGTTCAATACCATATTTAATATTATTATCCTTAAGAATGCTAGTAATTTTTTCTATATCTGTATGAAGTGTTTTTGCTATTTTGATGGCAGATATACCATTGTTAAATAAATCAATAACTTCTTCAACATTTATATTACTAGGCTTTCTTGTGACGTTCCCGCCAATGGACATATTATAGCCAAATCTATTATCAGTGGAATTATACAATTTTATCCAATACATCTCTCTTTCGTTTAATTTATCAAGAGTAGTTTCTTCTAGCAATTCAACATGAAATTTATGGCTTCCATATTTTTTAATTGCTTTACCAATAACATACTGACAAGAAGATAGGTGCTTACCAAATCTCTTTTGAATAGAGTCTTTAGTTTGACCAATATAAACTTTCGAGTTTACAATATTCTTTATTATGTAAATCCTTCCAATCATTTAATCTAATATTCAGAGTTTCATTCTCTAGTCTCTACACTACTTTAGGATTGTTATTCCTTAAGTTAGCACGGTATTGCCCTTTATTTCATCACTGGGTTCCACCGTTTTAGCATTGTTTACTTATGGCTGATTACGCAGCCAGTCGAGCATAAGCAGCGAACACTGCTGTTGGTCTACCCGAACCCATCTTAATCACGTTGCCAGACTTACCAATATTATGGTATTCGCCAGCACTATCACGATTAGTACGAGAATAGATAATTGCATGATTTTTTTCTTCAGCAAATTCTTCCTCTAATTTAAAATCGACGTAATGCATCCATCCATTCATAATAGTCTTGTTACCAGCTTTGTCAACGACAGGAATACCCATTTGGATCTTCATATCATCAATATTGCCAGGAACCTCATGCTTAATACGAATAGTTGTCCATTCGTTACGCATAGATGTTGGAGAGGTAAAATGAATATCGCCAACCTGACGAGACATTTTTTCTTCAACTGGAGAAAAGTCCTTAGAGAATTTCTTGCCTGCAATCAATTCAGACCCAGGCATACCACCAGGAAGGTATCCAAGTAACTCAACAGTGTATGCTACATATTGCCCTTCTGATCTACCATCACCGATTACTCGAATTGGATATAGTTCATTCTTCTCGCCTCAATTTGTTACCCTAGAAGCTCTTTATCTTCTAGATCTTACACTTTATTATCGTGTAAGTTCGGAGTACATTTTAACCCTCATCAA